GCCAGGACTGGGCGGAGGCGCACGGCTACATCCCGCGGACGGAGCGGCCCCCACTCCCGCCGGCGCATCTGTGCCCGGCGCAGTACGGCTACCTCGTCCGCGGCAGCCGGGTATCGTGCCCGCACTGCAAGATCGCGGCACCCCTTGACACCGGGCCGGGGATCGAGTAAGATCAGGGCATGAACAGTGAAGGTGTTCATATCAGATCGTTCGTCCGCGCCGCCGGCCTTGTTGGTGCCTTCACCACCGCAGGGTCGGCGGTTTCTATTCTGCCACGCCGCGGATGCAGACACGGCAAGGCGTGGAGGGTCCGATGAGTAAGCTACCGCGTGACGCCGTGAAGCAGTATTTCCCCTTCTACCCTTCGCAATGGCTTACCTCCCGCCGGCTCCGCGTCTGTTCGCCGGCCGCCCGTGGTGTCCTGATCGACATCATGGCGATGGCATGGGAGGATGGAGGCAAGGTTTGCGAGGACCTGGACGTGTTGGCCGTCAGCATGGGACTGACGCCTGACGGATTGCAGGTCCTTCTGGACGAGCTCGTGAAGCGGGAACGGATCACGATCACGAACCGGAAGGGCCAACCGCCGACTATCCATGTGCCCCCCCTGGAGGCTATCCATGCAGAGGCTATCGCTTACATCGCAGCCCGGCAAGCTGACGGGAAGAGGGGGGCTGACGCACGATACAAGGGTGCCCATAGGGACCCTATAGGGTCCCTACAGGGTGCCTATCCACTGACCGGAACTGACCGGACCGGAACTGACCGGACCATACCGGAAGAGAAGGCCGAGAAGCCAGTGCGCAAGACTCCCGCTCCGCGGTTCGTCCCGCCGACCCTCGATGAAGTCCGGGTATACATCGCGGAGAAGGGCTACAGCTTCAACGCCGACGCCTTCATGGCCTACTACGAGTCGAACGGCTGGAAGGTTGGGCGGACACCCATGCGCGACTGGAGGGCGGCATGCCGTACTTGGCAGTCGCGGCAGTCGGAGGGCGGGATATCTGTTTCCCGCTACCAGCCCCGCCGCGCCTCCCAGGCGGTCACTACCGACGGCCCCGGCAGCACCCTCGAAGGCGTGCTGAAGATCGTGGAGGGATAGCATGGAGCGGATCGGCGCACGATACAAGCACTGCACGTTGGACAGCTTCGACGCGGCCGACAACCCGCTGGCCCTGGAGGCCGCCCGGGCGCTGGCCGACGGATCGCTGGAGATGCTGTTGCTCTTCGGCGGGGCGGGCCGGGGGAAGACTCATCTTCTCATAGCTGCCGGCCGTGACTACGAACGGCCGGCCGTCGCCGGGCATGCCAGCGAGCCGGACGAGCGTGGACATCGATACTGGATTGATGGTATCCCCGCCCGCACTTCCGCGTTCTGGCCTGTGCTGGAGCTGGTCGGTGCCCTGCGGGGATGCGCGGGCGGGCGGTGCGATGATCCCGAGCCGTCCTGCCGCCGGGCGGGCCTCCTCCTCCTAGACGACTACGGCGCGGAGACCTGCACAGACTACGCATGGGAGGGGTTGCAGAGGATACTGGACTACCGATATCGGGAGAAGCGCGGAGTCGGGATCAGCACGAACCTCACGCCCGAGGAGTGGACGCAGCGGTACGGGGATCAGATGCTTTCGAGGCTGTCGGAGGGCGGGCGGATAGTCCGCATGACCGGCCGGGACCGCCGGCCAGAGAGGGGGAGATCATGAAGCGCTGTCCGTTGATCGGCCGAATCGTAGAGCACCCATCCGGATGCGATGGCTGCGACGGCTGCCGGGAGGCAGAAGAGCGGCGGCAGCGCCGGGAGGACGAGCAGGCCGACGCCGGAATGGATGCCCGGCGGGAGAGAGGAAGATGATGGACCTGACGCGGGAGTATTACGAGGCAGTACGAGACTGCACGCCGGAGGATTGCGGGGATTGCATCCTGCGTCCAGCTACGAACCGGGCCTGCTACACGGTCGACGTCGATCCGGGCAAAGAGGCGCGGATGATACTGGGCCTGATGGACGAGCGTGACGCCCTCCGCGCCCGCGTTGCGGAGCTGGAGGCGGAGAACGCCCGCATCATACAGGAGTGGGCGATATCTGAGGCTGCCGCACGCGGGGGCGCACCGCTGGAAGGGGTTGCGGGTCAGCACAATAGCGAGGCCGGCATCACGCTCCCGGTCAACTACACCATCGACAACCTAGGTTCTGTATCCGACATGCACGCTGAAGTTGACAGAATCGTGAGGAGTTTGGCATGAGGGTCCTTGTTGCCTGTGAGTACAGCGGCAGAGTGCGTGACGCTTTTCGTGCTCTTGGACATGATGCAATGAGTTGCGATTTCCTTCCCACCGAAGTTGATGGTCCTCACCATCAAGGCGATGTCACCGAGTTGTTGCACATGGGTTGGGACATGATGATCGCCCATCCTCCCTGCACTCACTTGGCCGTGAGCGGAAGTCGGTGGTTCAAGGACAAGGTCAGGGAGCAGGCCGAAGCCCTGATCTTTGTCCAGACACTGCTCGATGCTCCGATTCCGAGAATCGCACTGGAGAATCCGATCAGCGTAATCTCAACGCGAATCAGAAAGCCCGACCAGATCATCCAACCGTGGATGTTCGGGCATGGGGAAACCAAAGCGACATGCCTGTGGCTGAAAGGCTTGCCGAAGTTGGTGCCGACGAATGTGGTCGAGGGAAGAGAAGCGCGCGTACATCGAATGGCTCCCGGCCCTGACCGCTGGAAAGAGCGCAGTCGCACATATCAAGGGGTTGCCGAGTCAATGGCACAACAATGGGGGAGTTTAGCATGAACGCCTACACGGTCGAGAAAGTGTACGAAATCTGGGGCTGCGACGGGGAACGCATGGAAGTCGGGCAAGACCGCGAGGGGCTTGGCCTGATCGAGATCCGGGATTGGGAAGACAAGGACAAAGTCCAGACGACCATGCTCATGTGCAAGGAGCAGGCGAAGCTGGTGGAGGTTACACATGAGACATTATCAAAACACGTTGACCGGTGAAGTAGTCAGCGAGGACGAGTACAGCTATGCAGCGGCCCAGAAAGGGAATTGGGTGCTGTATCCCAAAATACCGCGATACACGATAGAGACGCCGCCATATGCTGCCGGGAGAACCGAGTTTGACGAAGACGGGAAACTTTGTTATTGGGACGATGTGAAAGACATCGTTCGCGAGTTGGAAGAATTAAAGGCCGCCGTGATCGCAAGTTTGATTCTACTCCCGAATGATAATGACGGAAAGCGGTTGCTGGAAGACGCGCTTAAGTTTAGCGCATAACCTGGGGTTCACCCCTCGCCCGACGCTTCGGCGGGCGTAGGTGGTGCAACCCGTTGTTCGAGGCCCGAATGATCCAGATTCTCCAAGGCGACTGCCGCGAAGTCCTGAAAACCCTGCCGGATTGCTCCGTGCATTGTTGCGTGACATCGCCGCCGTACTTCGGCCTGCGGGACTACGGGTGCGCTGGGCAGATCGGCCTAGAGTCCACGCCGGACGCCTATGTTGCCGAACTGGTGGCCGTGTTCCGCGAGGTGCGGCGCGTGCTCCGAGACGACGGCACCCTGTGGCTCAATCTCGGGGACAGTTACGCGAGACAGGCCGGCAACGACCGCAACAAGATCACGGACGGATCGTTTAGAACGGGTCGAACCGGGAAGTCGCACCTGCTATTCCGCGACGGCAACAATCGCCCCCCGGAGGGGTTGAAAGAGAAAGACCTTATCGGCATTCCGTGGCGCGTGGCATTCGCATTGCAGGCGGACGGCTGGTATCTTCGGCAAGACATCATTTGGTGCCTGTCTGGTGGGACCCGCGTCTATGCCCGAACGCGGAAGGGCGAGATGCCGACCACGATCAAGGACATTGCCCGGCTCGACCCGGCCACGGTGCAACTGTGGAACGGCGAAAAGTGGACACAGCTGCTCGGCATGTCGCAGTCGTCACGAAATGCGGACGAACTGGAGATGACCCTGCGGAGCGGCGAGAAGATCGCGTGTACACCTACGCACAAGTTCCCGACCGAACGCGGCCTATTGACGGCGGATGAACTGAGACCGGGCGACCGTCTGATTCGCACGACGCTTCCGCCGCCATCCGCGCCACTCGACAGCCACCACATGACCGATGATGCGGCGTGGTTCGCTGGCCTCTACCTGGCCGAAGGGTCGCGTTCCGGTCATACGTTGCAGATCGCCGGACATGTCAAGGAATCCGAGCGATGGGAGCGGGTGAAGGCAATCGCCGCCGCGTATGGCGGGAGCGCTACGCGCACCATTGACGGTAACAGAATGGACATCCGGGTTTATGGAAAGATGTTGCACGCACTGGTGGACATGCTCGTTAGCGGGACGAACGCCAAGACGAAGCACCTCAACCCACGGTGCTGGCAGTACAGCAACCATTTCCTGCACGCGCTGCTGCAGGGGTATCTCTCCGGTGACGGCCATTACGATCCGAAGAACGCTCGGTGGCGGCTCGGGTTCACTCGGAACGATGCACTCGCGGCCGACATGCGAACGCTGGCGGCTCGTCTCGACGCACACCTCGTCCTGAACCAGTCGCACGCCACCCTCGCCGGAAAGCGGTTCCCGATCTACCGCGGGGAACTGCGGTTCGAGCGCAGCGGACATTGGAACCAGAAGCACACGGAAGAGATCGTCAGCATCGGCAAGGCGCGGAGCCGCGTGGTCTACGACCTCGGCGTTGAGGATGAGCCTCACCTGTTCGCGCTGGCGTCAGGCATCCTGACACACAATTCAAAGCCGAACCCCATGCCGGAGAGCGTGACGGACAGGCCGACGAAGGCGCATGAGTACATTTTCCTGCTGGCGAAGTCGCCGCGCTACTACTACGACGCGGAGGCGATAGCGGAGCCTGTTGCGGTTTCGACGGTTGAGCGGTTGTCGCAGCCGACACTGGCACAGCAAGAAGGATCCTGGCGAGTGCCCGGCAAGACGAACGGCGCCATGAAGGCTGTTGGCCCGCGCTTTGGTGGGCAGAAGTACGGTGACAGCGACGACCCGAAGCATGCGACCAAGAGTGGCAACGTCTATCCGATACCTGGTCCCGATGCCCGCCGCAACAAGCGCTCCGTCTGGACCGTTACGACGAAGCCCTACCGCGAGGCACATTTTGCCACCTTCCCGCCCGACCTGATCCAGCCTTGCATCCGTGCCGGGTGTCCCGCTGGCGGCACGGTGCTGGACCCGTTCGGAGGAAGCGGCACGACTGGCGAGGTGGCCGCGTCCGAGGGGCGCAAGGCAATACTGATTGAGCTGAACCCGCAATATGTAAAACTGGCGCAAGGACGGGGCGGGCTGTTCTGTGCCTCGAACCCGCGCTGTGCAGAGTGACCGGCGCGGCGAGTCTGCACGGTGGAGCCTCGGACGTGCTCCGAGGCGAGGAAGGGGGAGCGATGACGCTGGAGGAGATACGGGGGATGCTGGAGAAGGCGACGCCGGGGCCGTGGACCCTGAACCGACACGGATACCCAGCCGTTTACTCGCCACACGAGTTCGTGGAGGCGCCCGATGAGGGGGTGATCTGTGGGATTTGGGCTCCCGAGGGGCATCCCTATCAGGGCGCCAACGCAGCCCTCATCGCTGCCGCCCCTGAGCTCGCCGCGCAGCTGGTCCGGGCGGTGGAGCTGATGCAGGGGCTTATCCCTGATCCATGCCATTGCCCCGATTGTGAGGCCGCCCGCATGTTCCTCGCCGAACTGGAGGCGAGTCGTATCGCTGACTGCTACCCGGCGCCGGCGGAGGCCATGCGATGACCCCCGCCCTCCTCGCCGCGGCGCTGCTCCTGCCGCAGCCTACTACGCTGACGGTCTCGTACTACGGCCCCGGCTTTCACGGCCGGCAGACGGCATCAGGGGCGGTCTTCGACCAGCACGCGATGACGGCGGCCTCTCCGTCGCTGCCGTTCGGTTCGGTGTTGCTCCTCGAGCGCGACGGCCGGGCGGTTGCCGTGACGATCAACGACCGCGGGCCGTATGCGGTCGACTCCATCGGGGCGGCCGTGTGGCCGCTCCAGCCGCATCCGACGCGGCAACTCGATATCAGCGCCGGGGCGATGAAGCGCCTCGGCGGAATCAGTGCGGGGGTAGTCACCTGCCGCGCGTGGAGGTTGCGATGAACCATTGCCAGTACCCGCCCATCGGCTCCGGGAAGGAGCCGTGCCACGGCGCCGCCCGATTCCGCGTCAGGTAAGATGGGCGTCAGACCCGCACTGGTCGCGCGACTATCGGACCTACTGCGAGAAGCACGCGACCCGCTACGCTGCGACGCTTCGGCGGGAGCAGGACATCGCAGCCGTGGAGGTGATCGAGGCATGACCCGCGTAGAGTACGCCATCCAGGTGGAGGTCGCGGCGCTGCTCGACGCCCTGCGGCTGCCGTGGCTCCACGTACCCAACGAGCGCCACTGCTCGCCCGCGCTGGGTGCGCGGCTGAAGCGCCAGGGCGTCAAGGCGGGGATTCCCGACGTGCTGATCTGCCGGGCGCATCGTGTCGGCCCGGCGGATGGATCGCATAATATCGTCCTACCGCCGAATCGGCACGGCCTGGCTATCGAGCTGAAGGCGCCGGGGAACTACCCGACGCCGGAACAGCGGGCATGGCTGGAGCGGCTGGAGGCGGAGGGCTGGACCACCGCCGTCTGCCGGTCGTTGTCGCAGGTCGTGGACGTGCTGCACGACTGCGATTTGCTCCGGCACCCGGAGTCTGGCAAACCGCTGGACATCGACAACGCGCGGCACGGGTTCATCACGGAGGCGCGTTCGTGACCCGCTGCTACTGGACCGAGCGCCGGGCGGGTTGCCTGGCATGCGCCGGGATCAGTATCTTGTTCTGGCTGCTGGTCATACTAGTGGCAACACTCGGAAGGGGATGATATCGTGGGCGACAGTCGAATTGACACCGTCGGGGACTGGGTTCGCGCCAACTACCACAGGTGGGGCAACATGCCGCGGGACAGGCAGGCGCGAATCGACGCCTGCGTAGATGCGACAGGCACGACGCGGCACTACGCATCATCCCGCATCCGCGATCTGGAGGCGGCGGGGAAGATCCCGGTAGGCGCTCCCACTCCCGCCCCCTCACCAGCTCCAGGCGCGATCAGCGAGGACATGCTTCGGTCGGAGATCGACGTGCACTTCAAGGCCCGGCGGTTCCTGGAGGCGATCAAGCCCGGCGAGTTCTACCGGCTGGACGATGCTGCCGTGGCTGCGGGTGTCCCGAAGGCCGCCGCCCGGCAGGTGTTCGGCGACGCCCGGTATGCCGCCTATCGCGGGCAGGCCGTAGCGAACGGGGTCCACTACCTCGGGCACCCAGACCACATCGCGGCCATGAAGCAGGAGGCGATACTCCGATGACGGGCCAGCCGATCACCGAGGCCGCACTCCGCGGAGCCCATGCGGAGTACGAGCGGCCGCGCGTCGCGGAGCTCGAGGCGACCCTGGACATGATCGCCCGGCAGTCCCGGGCGGTGGACATCGAAGTGCCGACTGACAGCAACAGCCTCCGGTTCGGCCTGATCGGGGACACACACCTCGGCAGCCTGTACGAGGCGACGGACCAGCTCCGCGCCTTCTACCGGACCTGCGCCGATGCCGGGATCCGCATCATCCTCCATGCCGGGGACGTGCTGGACGGGCACCGCATCTACAAGGGCCAGGAGTACGAGCTGCACAAGATCGGCTGGGAGGCACAGAGCGACTGGTTCGCGGAGGTCGCCCCGGGCAAGGATGAGGGGATCACCACCTACTTCATCGCCGGCAACCATGACGCCTCGTTCAAGAAGGCCGCCGGCATGAACGTCGGGCGGGAGCTTCAGGCCCGCCGCCCGGACTGGATCCACGTCGGAGCAGACTATGGCCGCGTCGAACTCCGCACGGCAGACGGCCGGCCGTGGCGCGTGCTCCTAGTCCACCCCGACGGCGGCACCCCCTACGCGATCAGCTACCGGGCGCAGAACATAATCCGTGACCTGGAGGGCGGGAGCAAGCCCCACATGGTCGCAATCGGGCATCTGCACAAGTCGATGCTGATGCCTTCCATCCGCAACCTCGCCACCTATCAGGTCGGATGCTTCCAGCGGCAGACCCCGTACATGGTCAGGAAGCCCACGGCGGCACACGTCGGCGGCTGGATCATCTCCGTGACTCCCGGAACGTCCGAGAGCCTGTGCAACCAGATCGAGTCCCGTTTCATCGCGTTCTACAGCGAGGCTGTGGGATGCGAGGAGGTGATAGCGACATGCTGACGCGTGAATCTCTCGCCGCGCTCGTAGCAGAGCGCGATCGTTGCAGCGACGGCCGCTCCGCCGGCTGCGCCACCTGCGGCCTGCGCCACTCCTGCCGCCTCGATGAAGGGGCGAATGCGGCCGGGGAAGCCCTCCGGGCATACTCCGCTCTGCACTCGCTGTCGGACCTGATCGACGAGGCCCGCCGGGCCGACTGGGCGCCGGAGCGCGTCGCGGCCCTGGTCCGGGGCAACCTCACGACACGGAACATCCTGCGCTCGGTCGAATGGGAGCCGGAGGATGTCTGACTACAAGGCCTGCCCGGTCTGTGGCGGGGCACGTGAGGTGCCCGATTACAGCCCGGTTCAACACGCGATCGTCAGCCGGAAGTGCCCGAACTGCAAGGGCAGGCCGTGGCCGCAGCCGGAAGTGCCCGAACTGCAAGGGCAGGCCGTGGCCGCCGAAGCGACGGAAGGACAACTATGAAAAAATACACGATACAACAGCAAACCCTATTCGGTCACGCTACGCCAACGGCGTATGGCGATGAAGAATTTTCCATCCGGGATATTCCACGCGACAAAGCCAACGCAATGATTATAGAAAACCACTATTCGGGCAAGGTTTACAATCTGTCTGAACACCATCACGGTGTCTATATCGGCGATGTGTTGGTCGGGTGCCTGCAATGGGGGCCAGGTATGAATCCGGCATCAGGTGGCAGCGTGGTCAAGGGAACAGAACCAGGAGAATGGCTTGAACTGAACCGCATGTGGCTTTCTGACGATGCGCCACGCAACAGCGAAAGCCGTGCCGTTGCCTATTCTGTGAAGCTCCTGCGGAAGCAACGCCCTGCCGTTCAGTGGCTACAATCTTTTGCTGATGAAAGGTGTGGGTGTCTTGGCGTTGTATATCAGGCGTGTTCTTTTCTGTTTCTTGGCGAACATACCTCGATTTTTTGGGAACTGGACGGCGAATGGTATCACAACATCGCCGCCACTGTGCGTGGCGAAGAACTAAACAAGAGGAAGGGTGCGGCTTTTTTGCAGGCGAACATGGACAGGGCAATCAAGCACGAGTTTCGGCAGTTCCGATATTGGCGCGGACTGACAAACACGGCAAGGCGAAATCTGTTGCTTGCGCCGCGTGAATATCCGAAGCCCAACACGAGAGACAAGGCGCGGTAGTCCGTCGCCTCAAAGGCTTGGTTATCCGGTGATTCTTTTGGAACTACGAAATGCTGAAACCTTACTATCAAGATGACGCGGTGACGATCTACCACGGTGACTGCCGCGAGATCGTGCCGCAGCTCGGGCGCTTCGACCTGCTGCTGACCGACCCGCCGTATGGCCTTGGCGACAGGATGAAGGGCGGAACTTGGGGATTCTCCGCGAAGTACGACAAGATGCGCGAATGGGACACGGAAGCGCCTGACTTGGGGTTCCTGCTTGCGCTGGGGCTTCCGTCAATCGTTTGGGGAGGAAACTACTTTTCGCTCCCGCCGTCGCGGTGCTGGCTGTCGTGGAGCAAGACCAATGTGGTGCAGACGATGGCAAGCATGGAGCTTGCATGGACGAATTTCGACAGGCCAGCCAAGGAATATCGCGGCAAGGTTGGAACGCACGACACGGGACACCCTACGCAGAAGCCACTAGCGCTCATGATCTGGTGCATCGGCCTTGCAGGTGACGTGCAGACGATTCTTGATCCGTTCGCCGGTTCCGGCACGACGGGACGCGCCGCGAAAGACCTCGGGCGCAAGTGTACGCTGATCGAGCGTGAAGAACGCTATTGCGAGATTGCGGCCTCGCGAATGGCGCAAGAGGTGTTGCCGCTGGAGTATCGGGATAACGTGAGCCGTGAGGCGCGGTAGCCCGTCGCCGCTCCATCGAAGATAGTCGGGCGAGGCAGGAGACATGTAGTGAAACAGGTGCAACTCAACCCCTCATACGGGATCGCCCTTGCCGTAGAGCGGTTTGTGGATTACCTTTCTCAGTGCGAGAGGGAGGGGCTCGTGCCGATCAGCCGGAATACCTACGACACATGGCGCCGCCGGGCGCGGCAAGCAGCCGCCGGGCGCGGCAAGCAGCCGCCGGGCTGCCGCTGACATGACGGCGTTGTTGGTCCAGCCGAGGGCGATGCGCTGGTTCTGGCAGTGGTCGCCGCCGCCCCTCGGTCTACTCTCGATGGCCGCTGCCGCACCGGGCACCCGCGTCATAGACTGCGCACAGAGCGGCCAGGAGGAGGCGGATGTAATCGCTGACCACCGGCCGGACATCGTCGGCGTCACGGCATTCACTTCGACGCGGCATGAAGCCCTCGCCGTCCTTGAAGCAGCGAAGGCCGCAGGCGCCCGGACGGTTCTCGGCGGCCCGCATGTCAGCGCCCGGAACATCGCGGAGCAAGTCGCGCAGCACTATCCTTTCGTCGATCACGTCATCCGGGGGGACGGCGAACGTGCATGGGCGCGGCTAGTTGCAGGCGAGTCGCTGCCCCGGGTCAGCCTCGAATACCTGCCCGACCTCGACGCCCTGCCCGTGCCTGCGTGGGGGCAGGTTCCCGTCATGGAGTATGCCCCGCGCGACAGCGGCATATACCAGGGTGTCGATCTGGAGACGACACCGCGCATCTCCATCGTCGTCTCGCGGGGCTGTCCCGGCCGATGTGCGTTCTGCCGCGCGTGGAAACGCCCGATGCGTCGTCACTCCGCGGCATGGGTGCGGCGCGCGCTCGAGCCCCTTGCCGACATGGGGGTCCGGCACATCTGCATCGACGACGACTGTTGGGCGACGGATGCTGCCAACGCGCTGGAGATATGCGACGTGCTGTCTGACCTCGGATTCGTCTGGCAGGCTACTACGCGGGCGGATCTGATCACGCCGGAGCTTGTGGAATACATGACTGCCTCGGGCTGCTGGCAGGTCGCCGTCGGGCTGGAATCGGGCTCCAGGCATGTACTTGACCTGATCGGCAAGAGGCTAGACCTCGACGCGGTGCTGTCGGCCCGCCGGGCGTGCTGGGATGCCGGTCTGCGATTCGTCGCGCTGACGATGACGGGCTATCCCGGAGAGACGGCCGAAGATCGCCGGGAGCATGCCGCGTTCATGGCCCGGCTTGACGCGGATGATACCGGCACGCACGGGGTGACAGTCATACTCCCCGGGACGCAGTTATATTCCGAGGCAGTGGCCGCCGGTCAGGTATCGGACGATATCTGGCTCGGGCCGGGCAGGCACCTGATAGCGACTCCAGAGGGGCCGCGGATGTGGAGCGAGGCATGACGCTAATAGAGGCATATGAGGCCCCCGGAGGCGTGACCTACCGGCTGGTCAGGATCGACAAGCCACACCTCGGCCGGAAATTCGGCTGGTATCTCGATGATGCGGAAGGCACACCGATGCCCGACTTCTACATGCCGCTGACCGAGCCCGAAGTCATGGCCCAGAAGCGCGCTCGGGAGCATGCGCGGCACCTCGGATACCACGTCGTGAAGGTGCCCGTGTAGCATGGTGCTTGACGTAGCCGCCGCTCTCGCCTGCGGGTCCGCCCCCTGTCCGGTCTGTCTGACCACCGGCACGGATGCGGATGGTTCGCGCTGCCGAGCATGTGGCGGGACGGCGGTTTGGCATCCCTATCCGTGGACGGAGCCGGGCGACGGCACCGGCCGTGCGCATCCATGCTCTTTCACGGTCGAGGAATCCGCGATTATCACGGCAGCGCCTTCCGTTCGGCTGGCATGGATCGGATACGCGGCTGTCTACGGTCCGGTGCGCTCGCTGGACTCGATCCGCTCCCACTTCGATCACTGCCGCCGGACTGGATACCGTCCTGCATGGTCGGAGGCGATGGAGGATATCGTAGAGACAGCGCCGACAGCTCGAGACGCGATCCTCACGATCCGGGAACAGTTCCCTACCGCGGCCTTGACGGACAAGGCGATCACCCACGCATGGGGCAGCCTGCACCATCCGCCGCCCGAACATGCGCAATGACATCATAGGCTGACCGTAGATTACCCCCGGACTCAACCTCCGGGGGTTTTCTCATGCGTGCATTCTGCCTGTTGTTGCTGGCGGCCTGTCTCGTGATCCTCTGCTGGGGCCATAAGGACTAGCCGTGGGCATCGAGTTCGTCCGCACGGTGCGGGACGCCGCCTTCAAGGCGCTCTCGATCATCGTCAGCTACAAAATCTGGATCCTCGCAACGGCGACATGGCTGGTTGCAGGCGACTACCTGTCGGAGCTGTACTGGTTCCTGTTGGCCGTACTCGTGATCAGCACACGCAGTTTCGAGAAGGCCGTGGGCATAGGCTTCACGGGCCGCACGTCTGCCGGGCACTCACGCCCGGCGATCACCGGCGCCGATCAGGGCGCTGGAGAGGGGAACTGACATGGCTACCGATACCGTCACCCTGACGGCCACGGGCTACGGATCGCAGCTCATCGGCGACAACGGGACCCAGGTGTACACGCCGGGCAAGTACGGGCTCTACTGGAGCAACGGCGTCAACTGGCTTATCGTAGCCGAAAGCGTGTAATGACTGCCGCGCGGAAAGCCTGGTGGCAGGAGAACGCGATGAAGCTGGCCATTCTCCTGTTCGGTGCAGGTGTCGCATGGGGCACGCTGAAACTAGACGCCCGCATCACCCAGGACCGGCAGATTGTCGATCACGTCCAGATCGACGACCACGAAACCCGGATACGCACCCTCGAGCAGTGCTACGCCAGCATGGCCGCTACGCAGGAGGGCATCCTGACCCAGCTCACCCAGATGAACGAGTCCGTGCAGAGCATCAACGAGTTCCTGCGAGATGCCGCACAGTCACAGAGGGGAGACTGACCATGCCCGATCCCGAAGAGCCCGTAGACCCGGAGAAGAAGATTCCCGATCCCGGGCAGGGGACGCCCAAGCCACAGGATCCGCCGCCCGATGAGCCGCAGGAGCCTTAACCGGAGCAGTGCAGCATGGCAGCTAAGGCGCGCACGAGAAAGCAGGCCGAAGCCCCGGTTTCAACGCCGGGGCCGAAGCTCAAGCGCCGACCGACGATCCGCACCGAAGAGAACAGGGCCAACATCCTGGCCGCGATCGAGCAGTATGGAATGTGCGACACGTCGGCAGCGGATTATGCCGGAATCAGCTATTCGGCCTTCAAGGAATGGAAGCACGAGGATGCGGCTTTTCTGGCCGACCTCTCCCGCGCGCGCGCGAAGTTCAAGGCTTTCCACATGGAGAACATCGTCAAGCACGCTCGGCAGGATGCTCGTCATTCGGAATGGCTCCTCGCGCGTCTGTTCCCCACGGAGTTCTCCGAGCGGCAGGTAATTGATTCCTCTGTGACCATGCGGAGCCCGCTGGATCGGTTCTTCGCGCGCGATGACGAGGCGGCCGATGATACGTCGGACACCTGAAAGCCTGGCAAAATGGGCGAGGTGCATCGGATATGAACCCCACAGCAAGCAGCACGACTGCATCGCGGCCTACGCACGTGGGGTCAAGCGCATCCTACCCATCTGTGGCCGCAGATGGGGCAAGAGTGACATATCGGCATTCATCGCCAGCTATGCCCTGTGTGAGACCGACGTGCGGATCTGGATCATCGCGCCATCCTATGATCTGGCGACGCGGCCATGGTTCAAGCTCGAGCCGATCATCGGGCGAGTATTCGGTGGATCTGCCCGAATCGGCACGAGCCCGTGGGGAATGCCGACAGTGACGACGAAGTGGGGCGGAGTGCTGGAGTTGAAGTCCGCGGATAGGCCCAAGAGCCTGCTCGGAGGAGGCCCACGCAGCGACGGCCTTGACCTCGTGATCATGGAAGAGGCGGCGCAACTCCCGGAGCGGATATGGTCGCAGTACACCATGCCGGGCCTCGCTGACCGTGACGGCGACGCGATCTTCCCGACGACGCCGAAGGGGCATAACTGGATTTACAAGCTGTTCGAGTTCGGCCAGCCGGGGGGCGACGAGCGATATTTCAGCGTGCAGGCGCCGAGCATGGATAACCCACACCTGCCCGTGGAGTTCTTCGTGGAGGCCCGCCGCACCACCGATCCCACCGTGTGGCGGCAGGAGTACGAGGCGCAGTTCGTCAGCTTCGCCGGGCAGGTCTACAGCACATTCGACCGGGCGCGGCATGTCATCGACGATCTACCCGATCTCTCCGGCTGGACGATCAGCGCGGCAGTCGACCCCGGGCTGGCGAACCCTACCGCCATCCTCTGGATCGCGCATCATCCGCAGACGGGGGAGGATATCGTCATCGCTGAGGTGGTGCAGTCCGGCTTGCTTTTCGACGACGTCCTCCGGCTGTTGAATGAACGTCGCCCGGCACAGGGCTACGAATACCTGATCTGCGACATCGCGGGCAAGGCGCGCTCGCAGGAGACAGGCACATCGTTCATCGGCTGGATGAAGGCGCGGGGGATGCATTTCAAGGCCAACGCGCAGGGCATAGTTGAAGGCGTGAACTGCGTCCGTAGCCGATTGCTAAACACCGATAACGCAATAAGCCTCCGATTCTGCGGGCCGCAAGCCCCCGCCACTGTATCCGCCTGCGAAAACTATCATTACGCGGAGGGCGACGGCCCCGTGTCGGAGGAGCCCGAGAAGGATAACATCAACGATCACCCAATGGACGCCCTACGCTATTACTGCACCTACAGATACGCCCGCAAGCCGGGAAGGAGCTGGCAGACATGAGCGGCATCTACGAGAGCCTTGTTCCCGAAATCTCCGCCCGGCAGCTGGAGGACATCCTCGCCGAATGCGACAAGCGCGACCTCGCCGCAATGAACAAGCGCATGGACTACTATCGGAACGAGCTAGAGCCCGTGCATCCGCAGTCGATGTCCGAGGATACCTGGCGGGATCGGCGCGATAACTGGACCTCGATCCCATTGGCGCAACTCCTCGTGGACGCCATCGCAACGGGCCTGTACAACAGAGAGGTCGAGCGCACCACGGGCAACGAGGCCTACGACAAGGCCCTCGCCCCGATATGGGCCAAGCTCACGCTGACCATGCCGCAGAACTGCCGCCTTGCTTCCGTCGTCGGTGATACCGTGCTGCGTCTTGCCCCGGATTGGCGCGATGGCGTGAAGGTGTCCGTGTGGGACGGCCGGCATGTTGTCCCGATCTACGATCCCGACGATCCGCAGACAATCATCGGCCTGATCTACGACTACGTTGCCGATCCTGTAGCATCGCAGATCGCCCGCGTGATCAAGGGTACAGGCGCGGCAGAGGCGCGCATGGAAATCATCACCCGGCATGTCCGCAATCCCCTCACGGGCGCGATCCAGCAGCCGGGCATCCGCGCCCGCTTCATCGACGGGCGCCGCGTGCCGTGGGAGGCTGATACCGAGACGGATGCGTTCAATCCCTTCGGCGACTTCCTGGACGGGGTGTTCTGGCGGAACGAGATGGACATGACGGCCGCCCGTGGCGTGCCTGATCTCGAACATCTCCTGCCCATGCTCCAGGCCGTCAACGAGTCTACGACT